CATCGGTGAGAACACGGTTCTTGAATTCCAGCTCGACAATCCGCTCTTGGCTGATGCGATCTCGCCGCTCGGCTTCGGTTTCCAGCAGCACAAGGCCGTGGCCGTACTGGTGAGCCAGCCAAGACAGCGGCATAAGGTTCTGGCCTATCTCCATTACCCGGCGCATCTCATCGACAGACCAGGGCTTCTGACCGTTCTTCTTGCAGCTGTAAGCGCCAGCGTCGACGCCCACCTTGCCGGACGCCTGTTTGTCGTTCTCGAACCTGCACAGATCAATGGACAGGTTCATTGCGCCGCGAAAATTCGGCTGCGCGATGATTACGTTGCGCTCAATCGGATAGGCGTCCATCCGAAACGGCAACTGGGGTTCGTCAATGGGTGTCATGACACATGTCTCGCGTTGTAGATCCCCGTGGGGCCAAAATTTTTCAAATGGAAACGAACCGAAAAAGAAAAGCCCTGCCAGCGGTAAGCTGTGCAGATATCAATAAGGGCGGCAGTACGCATGGAAAATTTCCTTCTGGGACTCATCTCAGGAATCCTTTTGATGGCTATGAAGGAAATTCCAGCTATCGCACTGAGCAAGCCGAGAGCGTTCGAAGAACTGGTTCTCTTGAGCCAAAAAGCCCTGTTCTTCGGAGCTTTTATATTTGCAGTCGCCAGCATCTGGAATCTGATAAATCCAGACTCGGAGCGCTTGCTTCTTTGGTACGAGATAGGTTGCTTTTTCGTGCTCTTGCACGCGATCCCAAGATGGATCGGGGAGATCGCGATCAAAGTGAGCAAACGCGATACCGACCAAGGCAACGCTCAGAGCGCCAGCAAGAAAGCCGCGTTCAAACCCTACAAGCCACGTTTCTCTCGTCGGAAGTGACATCAGGCAGCCTGCCGCTTGGCTTTCGGGGCTGGGCCGAATACGTCGGGGCGCAAGTCGTAGCGTGTGACAGCGCCAGAGGTGAGTGTCTCGATCGCTATGCAGCGTTCGGCGGGCACTCGCTTGCGCTTACGCCATTCGGCTATAGATGGAGATTTAACGCCAAGCAGTTCAGCCAGCCTCTGCTGAGTGCCGACTTTCTCAATTACGGTATCAAGCGGGTTAGTGGTCATGGACCAGATATTAGGATGATCCTAATAACTAGTCAACAGGGCAAACCTAACTCTATTCCGGTCAATATTTAGGCCATGCCTAAGAAGATTCGCGATGACACAGCCGACGCATTTGGCAAGCGGCTTTCAAAACTCTTGTTAGAAAAAAACCATCCGCGTCGCGGTGCTGGCTCATATCTAGCGAAACGTTACGGATATGCCACCGTCACAGCGAACGCATGGCTAAACGGCGAATATCGTCCCGAAACGGAGTTAGCCAGAAGAATTGCTGAAGATCACGGATCGACGTTCGACGAACTTTATTTTGGAGCGAACCCGTCCATGAAAAACATCGCTGACGACCCGGAAAGTGAAATCGCGGCCCTAAGGGGTCGTGTTGATCACCTTTCCCTGGCACTTTCCGCTTTGTTAAAGATCAGCGCCGAGCACCGGCCCTTGGAATACCAGAAGCTTGTCGAGGTGATGGGAACGCAATTACCTGACATGTCTTCAAATGAGCCGCTTCGGGAAGCGCTGGAGTTTTTGAGCAATGGAAAGAATCGAGACACAACGCCATCTGCGTCGGCGCGCGTAAAAGCCCGAAAGCAGTAAGGTACTTCTGGAACAGTTCGTCGTACTGGTCAGTCATCATCGTCTCTCCTGTTGGCTCCATGAGACACCTTGCGTGTCCTCAGCGGTGAGACTCGCTTGATATAGCCATTCTTTCAGCATCACTTGAGAAAATACTGTAACTACCGGAGAACGGAATGGCTAAGAAACTACAAGGAATTTCTTCTTTGATCGTAGTCGCTTGGGTAGCAAGCGCCAGTGCGCAGAACATGCCCGCCGCCTCGGTGGCGCATCAAAACCCGTGTGCATGGCCAGAAGTCCAGTCACAGCTCATGACCATGTACAACGCCACGCCTCAATTGGTCGCTGATCATGGCAAGGTCACCAAGTTCTCTCACATGCAAACAACCTACGTAAACCTGCAGAACAATGATCTGCAGTGCGAAGGGGAATTCACCTATGCAGATGGGGTTACCAAAAAATCGGGCATCGGTATGCCTGTGAAACTTGGGCGCTGAGCAATGGATCGGAAGCTGGGAGGATTAAACCGTGGTTAACGTATTTGACAAAACGGACTGCTATAGTGCTGACCTATGAGCGCACAACTGAAGCCCTTATCGTTTGCCGACGCCTTTGGAAGTCTGCTGGACTTCTCTCATACGCCGCTGTCGAGCAAGCTTCCCGCCATGCCTACGCACGAGTTTGGCGTACAACGCCACTTCACGACCGTGGGAAACCGCATGAAGCGCGCCATGTCGGTAGCGGCTCATGAGCAAGCGCTCAAGCAAAAAGCGCCAAATCGCTCTAAGTAAGAGCCGACCTCAAGCCCTTCATCCCAAGCCAATTCCTCACACCGAGGGATCGGTAGCTATGCATGTGGCGACGAAAGAAAGTTATAGCGGGCCGCTCCCCCATCCAGATCATCTTGAACGGTTCGAACACCTCCATCCTGGAATTACGGGACGAATCGTGGCGATGATGGAAAAGGAGCAGGCTGACAGTAATGCTACGGTTGCCAAACAGCTGTCATTACACGAAAAAGTGATTGACTGCACCGCCAAGGACAATCAGCGCATGCATTACGTGGCCCTTGCTGCGCTCGCCTTTTGCCTTATCGCCTCCGTTGCGCTCGCATACCTTCAGGCTTACAAGGCAGCCGGCATAGTTGGAGGAATAACCGTTGTCGGCGTTGTGGGATCTTTCCTGAGAAGCCAATTCAAGGGCGGAGACAGTAAAGAGCAAGAATAAGCCGCCAAACACAACTGACCAACGAGCCCGCCATGAGCGGGCTTTTTTACGTCTGCATGAAACTAATTAGGATTGACCTATTGACATGATATTAGGCCTATCCTAATCTCTCTCCATCGGCCACCAAACGGAGGCCAAGCCGGAAGGGAGATGAGCATGAGCGAATACGTAGTAACGGAAGACTTGGCGCGCAAAGTCCTAGTGACTGTAGACGCGGGTCTTGTTTCAGGGATTGGCGAACCGACACCGGGATCGATGTGTGTCGAGGCTGCTGTTTGCTATGCGATGGGTTTGCCGCATTCGGATCGTCCAACGTGTGTCGGTTCGGCGGTTCGCGCATTCAAAATTCGATTGAACGATTCACGCTGGTCTTCAAATGCGGCACGTACTTCTGGCATGCGGAAGTTGGCTATCGCTCAGCTTGGCAGTGATGCCATCGACCAAAAAGCGTTTGCAAAGATTGTTGTTGAGAAGATCATTCGCCAGATCGTTCCGATTGCACTTCGCGCCGCCGCTAGTCGCAATCCTAAACATGCGGAAGCCTTGGAAGTCGCTGCGGTTCGTTGTGAAAACGAAGGAACGGGATCGGCGGCACGAAATGCGCGTGATGTGGCTAGAGCCGCATACGCAGCCGCAGCCGCATACGCATACGCATACGCATACGCAGCCGCAGCCGCAGCCGCAGCCGCAGACGCATACGCATACGCAGCCGCAGCCGCATACGCAGCCGCAGCCGCAGCTCGCGATAGCGTTTTTAACAAAACCGCAGAAATCGGACTAGCCGCACTTATCGAACTCAAGTCACCGGGTTGCGATTACCTATGGCTGACAGACCTCACCACCGAGACGGAGGCCTGAGCCATGGCTATCGCAGCGTTTGACGTTTTCAACCGTGGCGAACTTAAGGTTAAGCGGGGCTATGGGATCGAGTACGTAACCATGTTCGCGATCATCACTATTGAAGGATCGCGAATCTATCTATCCCGCGAAGAATCCATCCAGTTAGCCGCAGACCTGTTGGCGCTGACGGCGGATGTGGAGGAAAAGATATGAGCCGGTCTGGTTATAGCGACGACTGCGAGGACATTGGCTTATGGCGTGGCGCTGTGCAGTCGGCGACGTTTGGAAAGCGCGGACAGAAGTTTCTCTCTGACTTGCTTGTGGCCCTTGATGCCATGCAAGACAAGCGACTTATTGCAGACGAGCTTGTTACGGCAGATGGTAGTTATTGCGCCATTGGTGTTCTTGGCGCAGCTCGCGGACTGGATATGACGAAGCTTGATCCAGAAGACCGTTACGCCGTCGCGGACGCATTCAACATTGCACCAGCTTTGGCTGCTGAAATTGTCTTTGAAAACGACGAGCGATGGACGTTGGATAACTCACCAGAAAATCGCTGGATACGTATGCGCCAGTGGGTATCTGACCAAATCCTAAAGGGTCAGCCATGAACGCCCGTCAATCGCACCCTTTCACCTTCATCGACTCCACCAAGCCGCTACCAAAGCGCCGCCGTACCGACTGGATGGTGAACAAGTACGACGAATTGCGCGATGAACTAGGTCCGTTCGCTGCATTGTGGATTGGCGCTTATGCGGTCGTCGTTATCTGCGCGGCTGTGTCGGCTATTGAGATTTTTGAGGGATTCTTTTTATGAGCGCCCTACGCAGCTACGACGATTGGAAGTTAGCCAGCGGCGAACCCGATACCGATGCGCAATTCGCTGCCGTTGAGCGCGCCGAGGATGCCATCAAGTCAGACCGCGAAAAGGTCGGTGAACTTCTGTTCGATAACCTGCCGTGTCGTGATGATGCCGAGTTCAGTGACGAAGTTCGCGAGATGGCAAACATCACCGCTTACGCGATCCAGGCGTGGCCAATCATCGAGTGCCTATCTACTGGCGTACCTCTGACGCCTTGGCAAGAGGCGATGCTTCCGAAGATGTTCCATGCGCTGAAACCGTGGATCGATAGAGAGCCGATTGTGATTCGCGAGGCCGCGGAAAATGACGTGGAGGCAGGTTTTGACGAGACGGCGGATCAGAGGAATTACCGCTAATTAATTTTTACCAACCAACAAACAAAGGGAAAACACCATGACAGTTTCAAAGAATACCGCACGTCCCGTCATCGTTTGCACTGAGCATCGTGGCGTGTTTTTCGGTTACGCCAAAGACACCAAGGGTGATGTAATTAACCTTGAGAAAGCACGCATGGCTATTTCTTTCGGAACAACGAAAGGTGTAATGGAACTTGCCGAGACGGGTCCGACACGTAACAGCAAAATCAGCGCTAGAGCTGATATCGAAGTGCGAAAAGTTACTGCTGTATTTGAAGTAACCGACGCGGCTAAGGGTGCGTGGGAGGCTGCATGACCTGGATGATCTACAAACCCGTTGTAACGGTTGTAGACGTACTGGACACGGGAGCTTGCATCGACGGTGTCAAAGAGTTTGTTTCAAAAGTTGGTGCCATTGTAGGTAAAGCATCGGACTACTTGTGCGAGGCGTGGATTCAGTCGGCAGCGAATAGCTCCGGCTACGGCTACGGCGACGGCTACGGCGACGGCTACGGCTACGGCGACGGCGACGGCTACGGCGACGGCGACGGCGACGGCGACGGCGACGGCTACGGCGACGGCTACGGCTACGGCGACGGCTACGGCTACGGCTACGGCTACGGCGACGGCGACGGCTACGGCTACGGCTCCGGCTACGGCGACGGCTACGGCGACGGCGACGGCTACGGCTACGGCGACGGCGACGGCTACGGCGACGGCTATTAACCCACCCAACACAAGCCGGTTAGCGGCGAGAGGAATTAATATGAATACGGAACTGCAAGTCATCGAACGCGCCGAGCTGGCTCTCGGGTTTGCCACGCGCAAGGCTGAATTGGCTGAGCTGGCGAAGCAGTCGGCGCGCATT